CGCGCCTTGGGAAATCTGCAGCAGCTTGTTGAGCATGGACGCTGCGTTGACGGCCGTAACTTCCGAACCGGCTGCGATGACCGCCATTTGTTTTTTGATTGCGTCATAGTACTTGCTCTGCTGGGGCGTGAGCGGCACCTCGCGGGTGGAGTACAGCATGTCCGGCAGGTCAAGGCACTCGGCTTTGGTGAACCGGATAGCGGGCTGCAGAACTTGATGCACGATAGCTTGCGCGTCTTGCCGGGGGGCCCACCTGTACTGCGACATCTTAATCATCACGCGGTCACGGAACGATCCAAAGAAGCGCGGCACAGCGTCAGGGTTCACGAGCTTGGCCAAGCCGTAGGCGTCGAGCGGAGACTGCGATGCAGGGGTGCCCGTCATCATCCACAGCCGGGTGCTTGGCGTAATCAGCGCGGCGAGGCACTTCCACCGATCGGTCTGCACGTTCTTGATGGCGTTGGCCTCGTCCACGATGACCAGATCAAACCCGCCCTTGGAGAGTTCATCGGCCACGACTTTCACGCCATCGAAGTTAATGATGACGAATTCGTAGTTGCCCGCGATGATCTTTTGCCGCTGTGTGCGGGTGCCTTGCGCAATAGCCGCAGTGCGGTGCATCAGCGTCTTGAACAGGTCGGACCGCCACGCAGTTTCCATGATCGACACAGGGCACACGATCAGCACGCGCTTGACCTTGCCTTGCGCCATGAGGTAGTCGGCTGCCCACGCCGCTGCGTTTGTCTTGCCGGTGCCAGCCTCGTTAAACACAAAGCAGCGCGAGTACAGCGTTAAGAATTCTGCAGTGGATCGTTGGTGGTTGAAAGGGGTAAACATGCCGGGCCATTTGTACCGGCCGAGGATGGGGCTAGGCACGTCTTTGATGCCCATATTGCGCAGCAGTTGCACTTCATCGAATCCCCAATTGACCAGTAGCTGGTCTACGTCGCCGTTGCTGCTAACGACTTTGCTTTTGGGGATGATGGCAGTGATCTGCCCTGCTTTGCGTGTGTTGAACAGCAACGCTCTGTCTTCGATAATTTGCATGATGTGATGAATAGAAATGGATGGACGACAAAAGAAGCCGGGTAGTTGCCTACCCGGCTAAATCTCAACAGGAAAAATCACAGATGCCAGTTGGCGCTGGCGGTTAAATCGTACCTTATTTTTTGCGCTCGCGCTTGGAAATTTCGGACTTCATGGAGCCGTCCTTCTTGCGCGCAAAGCTGGTGTTCTTGGACTCGTGCATCGCCGCTAGATTGGAGGCATGGTTTTTGCCGCCCTTGGACATAGCCTTTTTATGGTGGACGTCCACGGTGTCCGGCAGTGTGCCGTTGGCCTTCTCGTAGGCACGCCGCGCTTTGTGTCGCTCGGACTGCGCGGCCAGTTGTTTAGGTGTGCCCTGATAATTGCGGTACTCGGCGACGTAATCGCGTGGTTTTTTATCAGCCATGATGGTGCTCACATGAAAAGACGGGGCAGAATTTGCAGAGGGCCGAACTGCGAGGATTCCACACCCCCACATCAACGGCCTTCTCGATGGCCCCGGCTCTGCCTGCCCACTTTGACAGAATCTCGGGGAGTTGTGCGCGAGTGTACTCAGCTTTGATGATGTCGCCAACCACCACAAACAGCAGTACGCCTTTGACTTTATCAACCGTTGGGTGGTGCAGCATGACCATGGCGGCCATGAGTTCGAGCTGCGCGGTGTCCGCGTACTTGCTGGACTTGCCAGTCTTGTAGTCGGCTACGCGAGCAGTCTTTCCTGATGTGCTGATGGCAAGGTAGTCCGGTATTCCCCGGAACCATACGTCTTTGTCAAAAAAGCCACACGGGCTAAAGTCAACTCGGATTGCCATTTTGTCTTCGCAGCGGATTTCTCCGTCAACGGCGGCAAGAGGCTCGATGAAAGGTTGGAACTGTGCGAACTGCTCGGGCAACGGGGTGCCGTCTTTGATGTAGTGCTCGAATGCGCTATGTACTGCGGTGCCATAAAGGGTTGCTTGCGTGTCTTGCGACTTGAATTTTTTAAGGATACGGACTTCGTGATAACGACGGGGACATCCTTCGTAATCTTTGACCGACGAATAGGAATGTGCAAGTGCCATAGAAGTGACCCGGAGGTTTGTTTGGACCCCCAGTTTACCAGTCAACAGTCGCCGTAGGAAGCGCCCACACCAGATTCACACGCCAGCGGCAAGCCCACCGCCCACTTAGGGTTCCAGCTCATGCACTCCTCCAGATAGGCTTGGGCCTCATCGGCTTCTTCCTTCTTGGCAATGATGGCCACGGCGTCATGCACAGTCAACACGACCTTGTACCGCTTGGACACACGCAGCATCTGCTCAGCCACAACCTGCCGGGCCACCGCCTGACAGATGTTCTCCACGACCTTCCCGCCGTAGATGCGAACAGGCAGCCCCTTGGAGTAATAGACCAGCTCAAACTTGCCCGTGTCAGAGTTGGCAATCTCCCGCAAGCCCGGGTACTGAATGTGCAACCCGCTGGGCAGTGTCAATCCCTTGCCGGGAATCGCTTTGACCAGCCCCACAACGTCGATCTGCATCGACTGGCCAGTCAGCATCGCTTTGAGCGCGTCACCCGCGTTGCGCCAGAGATTGGCAATCTTGAACGAGGTGCTGCGGTACGTGTCAATAATGCGCTTGGCTTCCTCAAGCGTAACTTCAACGCCCGCTTGGTTTTTAAGGAATGTTTGTAGCTTAACGTGGCCGACCCCGTAACCAGCCCCAAGAACAACAGTTTTGCCAACCTGACGCTGTGTTTTGTCGACATCGCCAATCGCGATACCGTAAATTTTCGTCGCCATGAGTTTGTAAACATCTTGCTTGTCCTTAAACGCTTGCACCAAGTCATCCTGCCCCGCCAGCCACGCCAACACCCGCGCTTCGATCTGCGCAGAGTCACAGTCGATCACCACGTACCCGTCAGGGGCCATGATGGCTTTCTTGATCTTGCCAGCGTGCGCGCCGCGTGACGGCAGGTTCTGCAGGTTTACAGAGTCTTGCCCAGACCAGCGGCCGGAGTGAGCACCGTAGTAACGAAGAGGTACAGGAAAACGGCCTCGACCAGACATGCCAATAAAGCGCTCAGTACGAGTCTCTTCAAGTGTCGTTTTATTTCCAAGTCGCGCGGCAACAAGGGCTTGTACTCGCTCATCTTCGTGCTCCTCCAGCGCCTTAAACGCCTCATCAGTTTTGGCAAACGCCCATGCCGTCTTCTTGGTGGCCGGGCTTATTTTCGTAGGTGGGTCGATGCCCAGTGACTGCAGTGCCAGTGCGAACTTGTCGTTGGACATGAGCAGGGTCTTGATACCCGCCATGCCTTCGGTGTAGATCGCGTGCACGAACTCCGGGTCAGCGTCTTTGAGCATGTGGTCCCGCACGGTTTCGAGCAGCGCCAGCTTGTTCTCTTTGACAGTTTCCAAGTGGTCCCGCAGCAGCTTAGGGTCCAGCTCCAGCACAGGGTCGATGAACATGCGCAGCGTCAGGTCGATCAGCTTGAGTTCCTGCTTAGGGAAACCCATGGCCATGTACTTCATGAAGATGTCGTACGTCAGCTCCACGTCGTTGATGCAGTAAGAGGCGTAGCGTGCCAGCTCTACATCGTAGAAGTCAGCGTAGCGCTTGCCTATGGCGTTCAGCACCTCATCCCCCTTGACGCCCACGCCCATGCGTTCGGCTTGCGCCTTGAGGCTGTGCGCCCTGTCGTGCGGGTAGAGCGCTCGTGACATGCCCAGCGTATCCGCCCACACCTGCGGGTTCACACCATATCGCCAGTTGAGGATGGCTCCGTCGAACGCTGTGTTCTGGCACACGACCATGGCATCAGACCAGTCAAAGGACTTGAGGAACGCGGTGCAGTCGGGCTTGGCCACCCACTGGGTGGGGCCAGCGTTGGTCTTGATGGAAAAACCAATCAGCTCGAACTGCGGCGATCGCACGTAGTCCTCGGTCGTGATCTTGCTCAGGCTGTACTCGCGGTCGTAATATGTTTCGCAATCCAGTACCACTAATTTCATATGAAGCCCTTAAAAAGTTTGGTGCTGCGCATCGCGTGTTCGTTGTCTTGCTGCCGTAGCTTCTCCATCTCCAGCCTGTATTTCTCCTGCTCCATTCGGTACACCTGCTCCATGTATTGTGAGGTGCTGGTGTCGGTAACGGAGCCGGACGCAAGGTTGTTATAGGCCGTGTTGGCTATGACCGAGCCCGTCAGGGTCCCAAGCCCCGCCTTGACTGGAGTGCGGTATTTCACGGGCTCTTCGTTCGGCTCCGGCCGCATGATCGCGGTCAGCACATCCTCGGCCAGCCACACTTCGTAGAGGTGCGTTTCAGCAGCATCCAAGATAGCCTCGGCATCGCGCATGGACATGCGTACATTTCGCTGCGGCCCCTGCATGGCTTCGCGGGCCGTATCCAGCATGTTGGTGAACTTCCCAGCGTAGTTCCTGAACTCTTCAGGGTGTTCCTTCATCTGGTCGATCAGCATCTTGGCTCCGTCCGAGCAGTCCACCTGCCGGGGTCCAGTTGAGATTTTTCTTTTTGGCATATCGTTCACGCCTCTTTAGGTTTGCGTTTAGCTGGCGCTTTTGCTCCACCGTCAGCTTCGGTGAGTGGTTTTGCAAAAAGGTGGTAATTGGATCGGGCTTGGATTGGGTCACGTAACATTAACTCCAAAGTAACAAGACATGTTTCGTTGATGACCAGTGCAAGGCCACCAGCTTCGTCAATTCTTTTAAGGTTAATAGTTTGCAGGTCGGTGGGCTTGTTCTTACCAGCCTTGGCTTCGATGCCGATGAACCGCCCGTTGAGACACGCAAGGATGTCCGGCGTTCCGTTGTTGGCACTGACCCCACCAATGTAGTTGACGGCGTAGGCCCCATGCGCCTTGAGCAGCGCATGGATGTACTTCTTGACTTTTGCTTCAGGCGTTGCCATCTCAGTACCCCCGAACTTCTTTGAGCTTCTGCATGTAGTGCTTGGCCTTGCCAGCGTCATCGGTGCCGTCCTTGCGCCCAGCCCGCAGGCTGTACTTAATCACGTTGCCTTTAAGAAACCCAACAAACTCCTCGTTTGTCAGCACGGCCTCCATGATGTGCCAAGGTTGGATGGGCATATCCTTGTAGTGGTTGCCGCTGACCTGTATGTCGTCGGCGCTGGTTTCCAAATCGGGGAACATTTCAATTTGCTGCATGGTTTTCTTTCATGGTTGGGATAGTGCCGTAAACGACGCGGAAGGGCCACGTCGAATCATATTTTGGCCGAATAGTTTTCAAGCTTTTTAGTTCGACCGTAGGGGATACGAGTGACGCTGGCTTTGCTGTACGTGTTGATGTTGCCAGTGGAGTTGAGGTCTTTTGATCTGCCATTGGTTGCCTTGGGTTTTAAGGATGAAGAGTCCGTGGTGCCCGCGCGCCAGTTGAACACGTTGTTCATGGACTTGATTGTGCCGTCGGGCCATGTGGGTTGCTTATACATAGGAGCTTTCAAAACAAAACAGTTTAGTACGGAGTCGTACTGGACAAGATCAGACACCAGCATGGGGAGTCTCCACAATATGCCGCATCTTCTTTAAACGCTGGGCCGCTATTACGTCGTCCATGGCAAGCTCTAATTCGCGCACAGTGACAGCTTCAAGCTGCGCGTCATGCACCTCCATGCACAGGTTCAGTGCCTTGAGTTCTTCACCCTTGACAATAAACCGCATGGAGTTGGCCACACCTCGCTTAGCCAGCGCAAGCAATGCGTCTTGGCCCGTGCGAATCTCCGGCTTCCAGTCTTTGCCCCACCCCCTGTCGGCCAGTGCTTCAGCCACGTTAAGCGCGCTGATGATGATGTCAATCTCTGCTCTCGTCGCAGTGCCCAGCCGCAAGGTGTTCATCGCGTCGTGGTTCCTGATCTTGATCGTGGCGCTCTCGCTAACGTCCTCAACTCGGCGAAGGCCCGACTGCACCCACGCCATGTTGTCAAGGCGTACGCCCTTGGGTTTGTACTTGCTACGCTTGCGCATTTCTTTGTTGCTCCAAAACAATCTTCTCCAGCACTTCCATTGACCTGCAAAGGTCTTCGTGCAGGTAGTCGGGTATGGTCTGTTTTAAGCTGAAGCTCCACGACTCCAGTGCGGACAGCAGCTTGATGGCTGCGAGGGCTTCTTCTTTTGTCATGGCTTCCTCATCTTTAAAGTTTCTGCCCGGCAGTCGTTCCAGCCTTGGATGTATTGGGGATGCTCACCCTCTCGCGTTCCAAACGCATCAGGCACGGCTGGCTGTGCGGGTGTCCACACTTTGCCATTGTGGTCAATCTCACCCACGATGTGCGCCATTGGCGCAGGTGCTGGTTGTGCTGCGGGTGGGGTGGTGCTTGGGTGCGCGGGTGCTTGCAGCGGCATGACATGAGATGCGGCATAAGCCCATTCATCGCCAGCACCATCGGAATAAAAACGATCAGGTTTGCGGCCCTGCCTCCACTCATAGCGGCCCTTCAACACTCGGCCATCTTTCATGGCAATCCACATTGTCTCGTAAAGCCAAGCGTGCTGTTCGTGCAGCAATGTCTCAGTTACGGGGACCCACGCCACAGGCTGCACAGGTGCTGGCTGTGCTTTGGCTCGGTCAAACAATTCAGGCAGTCGCTCATACAGCATCTCAATAAGTTGTTTTGTTGTTGGCTGTGCTTTCATGTGTTTCCCCTTGCTCGGATTGCTTCGGCGCATCTCCTTGACTCCGTGTCTTCACGATTGTTGTCACCCATGTATCGGGCATCACACACCTTTGCACACGCCTCACGCTCGGCAAGAATTAATTGCTTGTGCTGCGCTGTCACAGCATCAAACCACCGTTGAAATTCTTCGCGCTCACCAGCACGGACAAGGGCGGCGAAGGCTTCGAACATCTTGTCGGCATCAATTTCACCGCCATCGTCACCCTGCAGCAATCCGTACTTGTTAAACGGGAAGCCAGCCTCACGGGCCATGTCTATCGTGGTTTTCATTTGTCACCCCTGTTTCGGAAATCTTTGGCAAATGCCGAGTTAACCATGTCATATTCCTTCAGCAAATCCTCAACCACCTCACGCTCATCAGCACGGACAAGGGCTTCAAAGTCTTTCAACTTTTCAAGGTAGATTGGCTCACCAGTTACAAAGTCATAGGGCATCTTGACTTCACGGGCCATCTCAATCACATCTCTCATACAGCCTCCATCAAATAAGCAATACCCGTCCACACACCCCACATCAGGGTGATGGACACCACGGCAGAGGCAACAGCCCCGCCGATCAGGATTGTTTTTAGTTTCATGCTTCCCTCGCTTTCAGCATTGCATCTGCCATTTGATAGGCAAATACGGACGTGACGCAGGCTTCGTGTGGTGTAAGGTCAAGATTTTTATTGCGCTCCACAAGACCCTGCATCGCCTTGGCTGCAAAGTAGTCCCTCATGGTCATGCCTGTGCCGTAGTCAAAGTCAGCGTCACATACAAATGGAAACGCTGGCCCACCTGTGTTTGTGTTGCTCATTTGATGATCCTCCTAAACGCACCGCATCGGGCGCACCTGTACATTCCCGGCCCAATGATGGGCTCCCACATGTGTTTGCATGTATTCATGCTTCACCCCACCAAAATGTTACGTAACTCTTTGAACAGTGCGAGTGCTTGGTGCACCGTCAGCTTGTCGATCACATCGTTCGGTGACCACTCTTTTTCTACGGGTGCAAGTGTTGGGTTGAGCACTTTCCCTGTGTTGGGGTTGACAATCTTGACGATCTTGCGCTGTTGTTCTTGAGGCTTCTCAGACATCGCCTTGAGTGCCTTGGTTGATTTCAACGGGGTGTACTCGTCTTGTCTGGCGTACAGCAGGTGTGCACTCTCGCGCAACATGCCTTGCTTGAGCATCTGCCCCAGCAGTGAGGACACAGAACCGGTCTTGTAGCCTTGTTGCGCCAGCGCCTTGGCCACCTCTGTACGGGTCTTGCCGGGGTTGTCTTGCACGAAGGCAAACGTGGTGCGGCACACGTTGTTGCTTATGGTGAAGTATGGCGTGGCTGCGGGCGCTGCGGGTTGCGTCATAGTTGTCTCCGAGGGATTCCATTCGTTGAGCACTTTGCTCAGTTCAGATTTGAGATCGGGCATAAACTTTTAACCTTAAAACAATTTGAGTTGACGGTCGTCGTC